GCCAATAATGTTCGTTGGACTAACTGATTTCAAATTCAACTCAGCAAACTCTCGCATGAACTTCATACGAGCCACCTGTTTTGTAGGCGAAACTTCTTTACGCTTACGTGGTGCACGATTTGCCTTGGCAGTCTGAACCATCTGGTTGCAGTCAGAAATAATAGCATCAACAAACTCGGCAAACTTCTTGAGTTCTCGTTTGTTAAAGTGTGAGTAACCTTCTACCAATTGCTCATCATTGCCTTCAATCGCTTCTCTAAGTTCTTTGGCAGTATTGACAAACAACTCTCCAATACGTTTAGCAATGGGTCCAGCCACCTGATTAGCCAGAAGGTAATTCTTTGCTGAAAAGTCAGACTTACATCCACCGAGAACAAAGTCATCAATCGCACCTTCAATCTCACCAGCCAAGTCATGGGCTTTCTCTTCCATACGTTGTTGGATGGAAATTACATTAGATGGCGATGCATCTTTGGCAGCAACTGCATCTTTTTTATCTTTCGCATCTTGTGATTTTTGACGCTTGGTAATCTGAGCAAGTAACTTGTCAGTATTTTCGGTCAGGTGACGCATCTCGCTCTCTTGAAGAACAGAACCACTTTCAATCATACGTGCAAGAACTCCTGCCGTACGAAAGTGTTGTTCGTCCACTTTGAGTAACTCGACTGCTAATTTCTTGTCGATCTTAGCGTAGTGGGTAATGAACCACTTCTTCTTATCTTTGTCATCATGGTTTGAATTGTAGTAATTCAACGCCATGATAAGATCTCTCATGTAGTGATCGGGATTGATTGTTACCTCAAATCCCTTTGTCATACGCTCAGTGCGTGCGATCAATTGTTTACGTTTTGCAGTATTAGACATAGGTTAAAAACCTCCAAGTTATAATATAATTATACTACAAAACTGAATTAAAGGCAAGCTAAATTTGATAATCCCCTCAGAAGTTGAGGGGATTGTTTTCTCACTTGGTAACAGTTTCGTATACTTCTACAAAGTCCTCATGATCAGCAATTTCTTGAGTCAGATTTTGCTTATGAAAAGTCTTTGCAATTTTGGCAACGATCTTGCGTGGGATCTGATGATTGTCAGAAACATCTTTGACGATTTCTTTGATCAGATCTCGTTCAGCTTCCATACGTAGCATGGAGTTGCTGATTTCTTGAACTGCGTCTTTGATCTTTTTACGATCTTCTGGGGATGAAATTGTAATAGCCATTATTTTTTACTCACTGAAACATTACCTTTGAGGAACAAGCCAAGCAGAATTGCTGCACACCAAGTTTCAAAAGTGTATGGGATTGCCAAAATTGGGAACAAGGTATTCAATGCCCAAATCGTGAAGAATGGACCAAAGATAACCAATAAAACTACAAGGGCAATAATTACCACGATACCGATTCCTTTAAGCATCTTTGTTCTCCTCAATTTCTTTGATACGCATTTCCAATACACCGATTGCTGTATTGAAGTGACCAGTGCCTTCAGCATGTGGGTTAAAATAATTTCTACGTAGCGTTTCTACTTCGTTCTTAAGAACTGCCACGTATTCTTCACGAGTTGTGTCGTAGTAAATGCTCATAATGTAAAGTCCACTTTAGTTACGGAGTCCCAGCGGAAAGATCTCCACTCAGATTTTTCTGTATCAAATACCCTAACTGCGGATCCAGCAGACGTGCCACCTTCACTTGCGGTCTTTGGAGTTTTGTCTGTAGGTATTCGTCCCTCAACGAGAGTGCAACGCATTGCTCTTTCGGTTCCATCTTTTTTGGTGAAAGTAACGCACAGATCTTTGATGTTTTCATCGTGGAGTACTCCGAGTGTCCATGTTTTAAATTCTTCAAACTCTTTGTCATTCTTGAATACTGTTTGCATTGTCAAATCTCACTTTCAAATCATTAATAATTGGTTCAAAAAAATCTCTGAACTCTCGTGGTTCAAAGAAGGATGTATGTCCACTATCAATTATAACCTTACCATTCTGATCAGTCAACTTATTTTTGATAGTGAATTCAATCGTCTCGTAAGACGTGCCTTTGTTATGTTCTTTGACAATGACAGTCTTCAATAGACCATCAGATCTTCCGAACTCATATACTTTATTCAGACTCATAGGTATCCTTTTTGTGCTTAGGTTGACGAATGTAACTGACCTTAGACTCCACCACTCGCATTTTGTACTTGGGTGTTCTCAAATCCTTTGCTACAGGATTTCTAGGTTTAGGTAAATTATACTTCGTTTTCATTTGCAGGGCAACTTTAAAATTTTGCAAGCACTTTCTTTGCGAGTTCTACATCTTCAACATCATCGATCTCCGCCAGAGTGATCATCTGCTCTAGCACTTCGACTTCTCTACGAGTTGAAGCAGAAAGTTGATCTTTCCACTCCATGTATTCTTGGTAACCATCGATATCCCACATGGTGTCAAGCAACTTAACTTGACCTTTCGTCAGACCATCAATTGTAATCATGCAAGTTCCTTAATATTAGACCATTTAGCCAGTTTAGCCATCTTGGCATTCTTGGCACGATACACAGTCATTTCATCGACCATGTCACTGGCGATTAGCAATTCAATCATGCAAAGCAAATCACCTAGTTCTTCTTCCAAATGTTCCCGATTGGTAACACCATTGTATTCGTCATCCATACCGAATCGAAATACTTTACTGATTGCCTGAGTCACCTCAGCACATTCTTCCTGAGTAATCAAGAGGATCTCTTGATCTGACTCATTTTTCATTTTGTTACTTATAAACTTATTCATCTTAACCCCAATCTTTCTTATCACCGTATTCTTCATTATAATCATACCCAGCATTATAGGCATGGATCTCAGCTGGTTCAGTTGCTTCGATTCGTGGACCAGAACCACCACCTACACCACCACGATGTGGATCACGTCCACGATGGTAGTAGGAATCTGCAGCACCACGATCAAAGAACGAACCATGTTCACGATCGAACATTTGAATCTCTTGTTGCTTTTCTTTGTATGTCATTTTCATCATAACATCTCCTTACTCAAATTCATAAAATTTCACTGCAGGATCCAACTGCTTCAATTGGCGAGCCACAGTGGTCAACTCACGATACTTCGCTTGAACAACACTGCGTGGAAGTTCACCATCGCAGGTCAAGTTCTCGGGACTAAGGTCACCATCAATCTTGTCTGCCAAACGCTGACGATCAGCATGGGTAGAAAGACTGTACTCAGTACCTTTGAAAATTGCATTCCACTGGTTTGTCTTAGCGACATAAGCATTTAACTGTTTCATTATTTCATTCCCTTCATAGCGTTAACACCAGAAAACATCAAAGCCAAACCTACTACTGCAAGAACAGTGCAAGTCAACAACGAATTTGCAGGATCTTCCATACCACCTACGGCACCAAACACCAACAAGAAACCTAAACCAGCCCTAATAGAACCTTGCATTTTTAACTCCTTTTCAATCATCATAAGACTATTATACTCCTACCCTGAATAAAAGTAAAGGGATAAATGCGAATCCCCTCAAGAAAAGAGGGGATTGTAAGTTGTTGATTTAGAAGGGGAAATTTACCCGATTTAGGGCTAAAATGACCAAAAATGAGTGAAGAAGAGGAATGAACAGGCGAAAGTCGCTAAAAACAGCATAAACAGGATTGCAATCGACTGGCAAAAAGTCAGATCTTCAATCCAGTCTAAGCAGTCTACTTGCTTGTTGCGTGGTAAGTGCCGTCCCAATTTGGCGGTAACCCTTCTTCCATTCGTTCCAGCATTAGTTCGTAGTAGTGGTTCAGTTCTGGATGGTTCTTGGAAATTAAATCCCGACATAGTTTCTTAGCTCTCGTCCAATCACCAGAGTAGTATGCTTCCAGATATACCTGATGACTGTAATCTACTGTTGCTGGAGTGAAAATCCTAACACCGATCTTCTTACCCTTTACTGCAATACAATCTAGTTCTGCTACTTTGAATTCGTCCCGAACAAGTCTTGCAGTTTCTGGTCCAAGAATGATTCGAACACCATACGATTTGCTTTGACCTTCAAGTCTGGATGCAAGATTGACAGAATCGCCAAGACAAGTATAATCGAAACGCTGGTCGCTACCCATATTGCCAACAACGACGGAACCAGTATTAATGCCAAGACCCATGCCAAAAGGTGGCACACCCTCTTTAACGACTTCTGCATTAAACTCATCTAAACTCTCCATCATTTGTAGTGCTGTTATCAAAGCCATCTTAGCATGAGCTGGTTCATCAAGTGGCGCATTCCAGAATGCCATTTGGGCATCACCGATATACTTATCTAGGGTTCCATTGTTTTCAATAATTTTCGCAGTCATGGCAGTCATGTAACGATTCATAATCTTAGTCAAACCCTGCACGTCTTCGCCATAGTGTTCAGAGATAGAAGTGAATCCACGCACGTCAGTGAACATGATAGAAAGTTCACGTGTCTCACCACCAAGAGTAAGCAACTCTGGATTCTTCTGTAACTTCTCAACAAGTGCAGGACTTAGGTAAGTTCCGAACTGTTTCTTAATTTGTAGTTTAGCCTTTAGTTCAACTAGGAATTTGACGATGTATCCATGGAAGCTGCAAATCCCAATGGCAAGAATCGGGAAGACAGCATCAAGTAAATACTGAGATCGAACAAATAATTCCATGCCACCATAGTAGGCAGTGAATCCCAGTAAGATTGCGAAGATGTAGCCATGTGTGAACCTCGTTAGGTAAAGTGATAGGATTACTGCCACTATCATAAATCCTAACTCAGCCAGCAATGCCCACTCTGGTCTACTGATGTTAGTGCCACTTGCTACTGTATCTAAAACTGCTGCCTGAAGGTAATGCGGAAAGACGGCTCCACTGGAAGTTGATACAGGATTGTTGAGACCCTTAGCGGTAAGACCGACAATAACGATCCCACCTCCGAAGTCTTTTGGTAAGTTACTGGCAGCATGCTCAATGGGTCTTGATGACCAATCAACCCAAATTCTACCGATCTCGTCTGTGGTAATTTTACCAAACTTGGGGATGCGAACAGCTTCGATTCCTCCATCGGTAACCTTAACTTGGAAACTTGGGTCTCCTGCGATAACTCGCAACGTCTCAAGACTGATTGATGGATACAATTGTCCATTGGAATTGACAACCATAGGGACTCTGCGTGTAACTCCGTCAATCTCAGGTAGAGTATTAACAACACCAATACCTGCAGCACTTTCGTTGAATGCTTTAATGTTCGGTTCAATACCATTATACTTCACTCCTGTATCCTTGGCATCTCCTCCAACTACTGAAACTCCTGGAAGAAATGGTGGATACTTATTTTTAATGTTTTCTGTTGTTGCTGCTTGAGGAAGAACAACAGGAACTTCCTTGAAGACTTTTGCTAGTTGAGAATCCTGATTAAATCTATCAGCGTCTGGCATGTAGACATTAAACACAACCAAGCCAGCATTGCGAGAATACAAATCTTGTATAATCCTTGCATACTCGCTTCTCGGGAACGGGAATTGACCTTTTTGTCGAATAAACTCATCATCGATATTCACAACATGCACCGATTGAGATGTAGTTGTGCCTTTACTTGTTATTAGTTGATCGAAATAACGAAGTCGCACAGATTCTACAAAAGAAAGATCTGCCAAACGAATGCATACCATGAGCACTAGAGTTACTAATGCTAACCATGGAGATAAAAGTTTTTTCATTCTGTTAGTTCATTTACAAAGTTTAATAGTAATTTGTGGTGGTGTTCACCAGTGTAGTATTTATTTATGTACTGCCATGGCTTTTGAAACCAGTACTCTGGTGCTTCTGGGTGACAACCAATCAAACCTATTCTACCCTGTATAATTGCCATTGGGTCATTGTTTGCATATCGAGCAATAACTTTAAATTTTGATTCATCGCCAATCAACGAACATCCATCATAGAAATACATATCTTCTTGTTGATCTTTCCATATGACTGAAGCTACTGTTCCGTAGCTTCTTTTGACATCAGCGTTTGGCTGTTTTATATATTGAACAGGGTTGACAGAATCAAGTATATCGAAATAACGCTCTCCAGCCCAATAAGCACCCATGCAGATACCAAGATAGTGACCACCACCTGATATGAACTCGGCGATACGATTCGCTCTTCTTCTAGTGAAGAAATTAGGATAACTGTCGCTATCCCCAATGCCACCAGGAAAAGCAATAATATCAAGATTGTTGAAAAAAGTGTTATCATCTAGTTCCTCCTCAGTAAAAATTCTTATCTGATAGTCTGACGATAATGCATGCACCATTGCATACGCACAATCCTTAGAACACTCTGGATGGCGCATGAACAGTGCCATCTTTTTCATGTTAGATTTTCTTTAAAGATTTTCCAAGCATTGTCCCATGTCCAACGCTGGCTACCTTCTAATACTCTTTCTCTATCTAACTGTAAACATGCATCAATTGCATTGTTTAAATCTTCATTCATAAAACCAGTAACCCCCTGCTCAATAACATCCATTGGTCCATCACAAGGAAATGCTGCAACTGGTGTACCACAAGCCATTGCTTCAATCATAACGATACCGAATGTTTCCCAGCGAGAAGGGAATACAAATACATCGGCATTTGCATAATACTCTGCCAAATCTTTACCAGTTTTAAATCCAGTGAAAATTACATCGGGATATTGTTTCTTGTATGTTTCAAGCATCGGTCCATCGCCAACCATAATCTTAGTGGCACCTGGATATTCCATTTCAAAGAATTGTTCAAGATTCTTTTCTTTACTTACACGAGCAACACAAACAAGTATAGGTTTACCAGCTACTGTTTCACCTCGATAAGATGGATTGAATATTTCTCTATCAACACCACGAGTCCATGGAACAACTTCTCCACCAAACCCATGTGCTTTTAAATCTTTGACCATGGTCTCAGTAGTGGTCAATACTTTACCACTATGTTTATGGAACCATCGAACAAATCTCCATGTCAAAGATTCAGGAATCCCAAATAAGGTTTTAAGTCCTTCAGGAAACTTAGTATGATAAGCAGTATTGTGAACAATACCGTGTTTTGCAAGATATGCTCTAGCCCACAAACCCAAAGTACCCTCTGTGGCGATGTGGATATGATCTGGATTAATCTCCTCGATCTTCTTCCAAATTTTCCATGGAAAGGTAATCTTGACTTCGTTGTAGCCAGGACAATCAACATAGCGGAAGCACCTGGGATCAATATAATCCACAGTATAACCATCGCGTATCGCACATGCTTCAATATTCTTGTAGGTCGTGACAACACCATTTATTTGATCGGGTAAGTTATCAGTTACAATTAAAATCTTTTTAGTCATCGAACTACTTGAGTATGTTTATGCTTTAGTGATTTCTTCAATGCTTTGAACCACAACTTCTTTTCTTTCTTTTTGTTGTGGTCGATTATCGCTTGATACATCTTCTTTACTATCGTTCTTACTTTCATGGTCGTTCTCCTTAGTCCATGTTATTATTTCCCATTTACCGTCATGATGCTCAACAAGAGCAGTGCATGATTCAACCCAATCGCCATCATTCATATATATCACGCCATCAATCTCTTTGATTTCAGCATGGTGGATATGTCCACAGATTACTCCATCGTAACCTCGTTTCTTACAATAACCAGCAAGATTACGTTCAAACTGAAACATAAAGTCAGATGCTTTCTTTACTTTATGCTTTAAGTATTTACTTAGCGACCAATAACCAAATCCTAGTTTATGACGAATCCAATTAAAACGAGAATTCCAATCAAGAACTAGATCGTATAGTTTATCACCAAGAAATGCAAGCCATGGAGCAAGGCGAGTAATACCATCAAATAAATCTCCATGAGTTATTAGATAATGTTTACCATCTGCACCGATATGTTCTGTTTGATTTTTTATTTCAATCAGACCAAAAGAAAATCCGTATGGGATCATTGGTCTTAAGAATTCATCATGATTACCTGCAACGTATATAACCCTTGTGCCACGTTTAGCGTGACCAAGGATTCTACGAACTACGTTAGTATGAGATTGTTTCCAACGCCACTTGTTCTGCTGAATTTTCCAAGCATCAATAATATCCCCAACCAAATATAGAGTATCACAACTATTATGTTTGAGGAAATTATTTAATTTAGCTGCTTGACAATCACGAGTACCTAAGTGAACATCACTTATGAATATCGTGCGGTATTTCATCATACCACCATTGCTATTGCATTGGCTGCTGATACAATGTAACGAAGTGCTTGTTCATCAGATGCTAGTTCTTGAGCAGCCTTTACTTCAGCTACTTGTTGAACCAAGAATTGAAACTCTTCTAATGTTAGTTCTTGTGATTCATATTGCTGGCGCAAAACTAAAAGTTCATTCGCCAATACTGCTGCTGGACCACCAAGTCCAGCCACTTCTCTTAATTGCTCTAACATGATTAATCCTTCTTAGTTGGCGATTCTAATGGCTTAATTTTCTTGTTAACAGATGCTTTCTCTTCAAGAATAGCAATGTGTAATCTATTCTCTTGAATAGCATCTCTA